TTGCCCTTTTGGAATTTTCCATTTGCCCTTTTGGAACAATGCATTTGCCCTCTTGGAATAATTCATATCCAGCATCAGTAATGGCATACCATTTCGTCCGATCATAAGTGGAATTATTGTAATTTCCGCAAACAATAATCCCCTCTTCTTCCAGCTTTTCCAATGCTCCCCTGATCTGCTTAGTGCTCATGTACGGGAACAATTCTTCAAATGCTTTCAGGCTGTTGTAAGTCCAGTAGTATCCATCATGGAAATGCTTTTCATTTGCTCTGTTTTTTTCAATCCAGTAATACATATTTTGCAGGATGATCGCAGCATTGATCCCGTATTTTTCCGCTATGTTTATATCAAAGTTATGTATCATGCCGTTTCCTCCTAATAATTTTTTTCGTCTAACAGAGCATTAAATTTCTCCATTGCCTTTTGAGATACTTTATTGTATTCTTTTCCGTCTTGAAGCGTTACCGTCAAGTGCTTATCTATGATGTGGGATAATTCCCTTGCCAGTGTTTTCTTTCCCTGTGCAATACCGTCTCTGTATCCCTTTGCGGGCCGGTATGCATCAATCTGGGTCTTTCCCTGTCCTTGCCCGCCGGCGGTCTTATTCCGAAGCTGGTAACCATGCTTAGCATACATCTTGATATAATGCTGTTCTTTTTCATCCAGTTCACTTTCTGGACAATTCATGAATCCGATCTTCCACCCACACAGATTGTCATCTGCATACCACCCGTGTTTTTTGATGGATAAATCAATATGCTGATATCCAACCAGATGTTGTGCAAGCCTTGTCAGAATGTGTTTTGTCTGTCCTATATACGCATATTTGATTCCATCTTCATCAGTTCGTGTAAGGAAGTAAATTCCACTGTCATCATTAAGTGTTGAATTAATAGAAAGAACAAACTGCTTATTACGTTTCTCAACCATCTTTGCCCTTGCGATATTGTTGTAAGTCATTTTCAATCACCGCCTTTATACACCCGCTTATTTGAGATGTATTCTTCTTCACGCCTTTGAACTTCGATCAAGCCCTTGAGTCTTTTCAACGCTCCTTTGTTATTATCGCTGTTTATAAATCCTGCAAGAATCTTGTATTCATCGCAAATATTTTTGTATCGTCTCCGTTCTTTTCGCTCGTTCTGGTATTTCGTAGCAAGGCGATTTCTCTCGTTCCGATCCTTTGCAAATTCAAACTTATGCGCCCAGTAAATGTGACGTTCCATCGAATCGTATTCCTCACATTTTTTCCTTGCGTTCTCATATACGGCTTTTGACTCTTCCAAGAAATCTACAAACTCCTGTGTTACGTCAGATGGTTTTCTGTATTGCCCATCCAAGTTTTTTCACCTTCTTTCTGCCAGAACCTTTGATTTCGTTCACCAAATCGCCACTCTAATTAAATGGCAGTTCTTCATCAATTCCATCCGGAATGTTCATAAATCCATCGCCAGACTCCGGAGCTGGTCCGTATGGTGATGGTCCTGCCTGAGTATTGCTCTGCTGCTTACTCTTACTCTCCGCAAATTCCTGTTCTTCCACAACAACATCAGTTGTGTAAACCTTCACTCCATCTCTATTCGTATAGCTTCCAGTCTGGATCCGTCCGCAGACAGTTATTTTCGTACCCTGTCGTAAATACTTTTCCGCAAATTCTCCCAGTTTCCCGAAAGCAATACAGTTAATGAAATCAGCAGTCTGATCCCCATCTCTTTTGAATCTGCGATCTACAGCAAGCGTATATCTTGCAATCGCTGTCGCTTTTTCTCCTTGCGAATATCTAATTTCCGGGTCTCTCGTGAGTCGTCCCATTAAAATTACTTTGTTCATATTTTCTCCTGTCTGCCGCCCACCCACTAGGCAGGCGGCTCACGTTTTGCCTATTATGAAAGGATTGTAAAATTCGGATAATCCGCCAGCTCTACTTCTAAGTAATCCTTGATGTTTCTCATTGCCACATTCTCCCAGGCGCCGCCATCCGCTTCAAAAAGAGCGCATTTCACACTATCATCTGATTTCATACGAAAAATAAATTCACTCATTGGCTGCTGAACCTCATGGAATGTACGATACGGACGTAATTTCACTGGATTCGGTACGAGAGCATCTCCCTTAGATGCAATTCCCGTTTTAATTGTCGCTTTCTGCGAAATGCCGTCATCGCTGTACTGTGACACCGTTCCATCTTCCACAGTTCCGGCAAACTTCAGGACTAATGCACGGTTACTCTCCGGGTCGTCAAGAAATTTCGCCTGTAAGCCGATACAGAAGCGTTCATGCTCAATGAATCTTCCATATTCAAACTCCGGGACTCTAGCCATCACTTCAACCATGCTTTCTCTGATCCGCTCACTGTCAAGCGCGGAATACAGCGCTACTTTGGTCGGACTCTGCACGTGTACGATCATCTTCTCATCCATCTCATCAACCTGTGCCTTGATGTAATCCACAAGGCTTGTCAGCGTATTCATCTGAATCGCCCTTGCTTTCGGATTATGGATGACTGGCTCCAGCTCTTTGTCTGAATAAACAATACCGTCAATTTTCTGCACTTCTGGCTTTCTAAGCCCTACTACATACTCAATCGCTTCTTTAATAATTCCTGACATGATTTTATCCTCCTCTTATCTTGCCATTCTAATGACATTATTTTCTTTGATTTCCCCTGTTTCTGTGTCAACCGTCTTCCCGTCAATCACAGTCTCTGGCGCCTGCAAGTCCGCAAGTGACATCTGCCCTTTGATGCCAGGGCCGTACTCCACAGCTTCGACTTCGCCCGTCTTAAGATTCTTGCCAAGTGAGAACTTCGTCTCTACCGGCTTAACCGGGGCAAGTTTCGTCTCCACGGAAATCTCACAAGTGGAATCATCCCTGTCCTCATTCTGTGTGAATGCCATTTTGATGGTTACAACACGCTTGTTCTTCCACGGCGTGTTCGGGTCCTGCATATTGGCAAATACTTTCTGTAATGCCTGATTCGCTTTCTCCTGTAACGCTCCTCCTGCTACTTCCTGCAATTTCAATGTTTCCATATTCACTTTTCCTTTCTTTGAATTTTGATTTATATAAATTTGACCGGTCAAAATTGTTTTTTATTTATTCATAAAACCATTCCGCAATCGTTGTTAAAAACTTTTCAACTGCGCTTAATATTTTTACAATCCACATATAATTCCTTAAAACGGATTCAGACCGAGCTCT